CGTCAAGCTGGCCTAGCATTTGCGCTTTGGCCTTATCGCCTACGACTGAACCCGCAAGAGATACACCTTTGCCAACAAACCCAACGCCGGGTAAGTTACTCGCCAGTTCCAATATCTTGGATGTGATTGGGGCCTCTTGCGCGAAGTGTTGCGCCAGCATATCGCCCTGAGTGAATCTGCGATGCGTAGCGGAATTATTCCCGCTTCCACGCTTCAAAGCCTCTGCTATCCGGCTTGCGTCTGATGTAACGCCCTGCACGGTTCCCATTTGTTCGGGTGACAAAATAGAACCCATCTTTGCACCTGAGAAACCCGTAGCACGTTGGGCTATTTGGTCAGGGTTTCGCATAGCAGTTGCCAAGCTGGAATAGTTCAAACTTGCGGGAACATCGCCAGCGGTTGCGGGTATCAGCTTATTGGCAAGGGCTTGCCCGACTTCCATCTGGTTGATGGGCTTACTCATTTTTATGAATGTCTGACGGGCTTCGTCGTAGGGCTTGCTAATCTCGCCCATGCCTTTCAAAAGGTCATCTTGCAAGCCTTGGTATGCCCGCGCCATCTCTTTGTCGCCGGAAGTTACAGCTTGGCCAATCTTGCTATCAATGGCCTTTTTCACCCAATGCATTCCTTGGATGGCGGATTCGTTATCCATATTCACGCCGCTGATCTTTGCCAGTTCTTTCGCCCGGTTCAAAATGTCTTCTGGCACACGCTGTTGGAATGCCGCGATATTGGCTTGTGCCTCTGGTGCCAGCGATGCCATGTCAACGCCTTGAGTCCGTGCAAGATCGTAGAGTTTTGCAGCGGTATCTCCACGGGCTGTCTTTGCAGCGCCCAACGATTCAGGGCTTCCAGCGATACCCCGCAAAGCATCCGCAAGGGCTGTGCGGTTTGTCTGCCCCATCCGAGCTAATTCACCCGAAGGCAAAGCGGAGGTAATCGCGTCTTCAAGGGCTGAAAGTCCCTCGCTTGTGCCAACTTGCCCCGCCGACAATCTCACGCCGGGAGTGGCTGCGCCTTGGCTTCTAAGCGCCTTTGCAATCTCTGCCGCTTTATCTCCAGCGCTGCGCTTCAATGCACCGCCAATAATGCGCTCTTGCCCTGCTAACGGGTCGTAGAGTGCGGCCTTGGCTGTTTTCACGCCACCAACAATCGCAGGCAACACACCGCCAGCCACGCCACCTAGGGCCATGTTTTGCAGTCTGCTTTCGTCTTTCAGCGTGGGTTGCAATGCTGCCATACCCGCACCGATAGCCGCACCGCCTAGAACCGTGTTAACGCCTGGAATTGCCGCCGTAGGTAGTGCCGTGATTACATTCCCGGCAATATTTCCAGCCATGCCAGCGCCCGTATTCATTAGGGCTTCGTCACGCTTTCTCGCTTCGGCAACGTCTTGATCTGAAACCAAACCAAGCATTTGACCCGCACCGCGCCCAATGTCGTACACGGCCTTACCCGCACCCGCTGCGAACTTGTCGAACCCGCTCATGCCCTCTGTAGGGTCTGGGGCTTTCTCTGTTTGTGGAGCCTTCCACTGGCTCTGAGCGTAGGAAAGTACCTGCTCCTGCGTAGCGCCTTCGGGAGCGGTAATCTCGAAAGTCTTACCGTCTGGGGATGTGATGCGGTACTTTGGCATTATTGGCCTACTTGTTCAATACCCCAACCACCTTGCGGAGATGCCTTGCCAGAGAATGGCAGTTCAGGTGATTGGATTCCAGCATATCGAGCCTGAATCTCTGCAATGGTCTTCATTGCTTCCTCTTTCAGCTTTGTCGGTACGCTCGGATCGCCAATATTTCCAGCCATCTCTCGATAGAGTTGCACGTCTTTGTCAGACTGAGGGCCGGACATTTTCGGCATCTTCGCCACCAACATGCCGGAGATTGCTTTTAGCTGTGCGATGTTTTGCGCACCCTTTGGAGCAGCGCCTACCGCACCAGCCATCCAATCCAATCCCGCGCCGATAGTGCTGCCAGTCGCACCGCGCACCAGTGGGGCCGCTTGTTGCAATAGGGTTAGAGCATCTTGTGCGTCTTTCTGTTTTGTAACGTCAGCGATAGCGCCTGTTTTTGTGCCTTGGACTGGCCTGCCATCCGGCCCGGTAATCGGTACAGCCTTACCGCCGATAAGCTGCATTGGGCCGCTATCCGTTTGGATGATCTGTGCTTGTGTTGGTTGACGCAAAGACGAAACCAATCGAGCGTTATCACGTTGCGCCTGAATTTGCATCTCGCGCAATTCCTTTTGGGCTGCCAATCGCTCTGCTTGGCTTGCGCGTGCATCTTGTAGCCGCAGCTGCAATTCCTCTGCGCGTGCGGTGCGTGAGGCCTCTGCCTCTTGTTGACGGAATGTGCGTGCGTCGATGCGCTCTTGTTTCTGCGCTTCGAGTTGTGGCATTTGCGCCATACCTTGCATACCAAACTGCCGCAATGTTGGGTCTTCGGCTTGCAAGGCTCTTGCATAGGCCGCTGCAATGTCGGGAGCCTGTGCGCCAACGTTGATGGCCGGGTTTACATTCCCTTCGTCGTCGTTTGGCGTAAGTGGTTGCAGGGTCTGCGCAGGTTTTCCGGTCAACATACCCGACACGCCTGCCCATTCTTCGCTCTGCTTGTTGCGGATTCTGTCAGCTAGGGCTTGTTGGTCTTTGGTCGCGCCTTCGCTTTCTTCCTTGCCCCACTTGGCGCGAAGCAAGTCAGCAAGTCCCGCTAATGGGTTCATGGGGACGTAATGTCCACTCACCATTTGCCCACCTTGCGCAGTGGGGGATTTAAGCGCCTCTGCAAATGCTAGGCGACGGCGGATGGCTTCCGATTCTGCATCGTAAGCACCAGGGGCCATGATTGGGGATGCCATGTTATTTCTTCCCCATCGCTGCGCTACCTAATCCAAAAAGCCCTTGCATTGCAGAGCTTCCGAATGCGTTGTTAGCGTTTGTTGCGCCTAATTGCGCGTTGTATCCTGCTTGAGTCGCGCCCATCATGTCCGGGCCTGCTGTTGTGGCTTGTTGGTTGTAGCTGCTGAATGTTGGATTTGTCACTTGTGACCCGGTTCGCAAAGCATTCAGGTTGTTCAAGTCGCGGGAGTTGAAGTATTGCTGCTCTTGGATGCCCTGTTGACGGGCTTGCTGCCCCAATCCAATGCCCTGCAATGCAGCTTGAGACATTGCGTCGTTTTGTTGGTTTGTCAGGTCAGACATTCCGGCTTTCCACGCCTCGGTGCCACGGGCGATGCCTTGGTTTGCCATTTGGGTTTCAAGAGCCGCTTGCTTGCGGTCAAACTGCGGATTTAACCGGGCCATGATTGCGTCTTGCGCTGTCTGTCCGGGGTTGATTGCAGTTGGGGCGAGTGCCGAATCATTCCACCCTTGCTGCTGTTGACCTGCTACGCCCTGCATGGCGTTGCTTTGCAGTCCTGCCAAACCTAAAGCGGATTGGTTGTCAGCATCAAGTAGTTTTTGCCCTGTGCCGGATAAGTTCAGGAATTGATCCCAAGTCCCTTCGGGGTTTTCCTTGAAGGTCATCGAACCATACGGGGTGTACTGATTTACCCGGTTCGCTCGGGTTGCTTGCTGTGCAGCGGCCAAATTACCCGCAGCTGTAGCATTTGCCGCCCCGGTGTAATCAGGGGTTGCGGGGGCACTTTGAATGCCAAAAATGTCTTTTATTGCGTTCATAGATTCTTCACTCCAACAGTTGCAACTTCTTTATAGCCGTGTGTTTTAATCCAACCCTTCCTACCACAGTAAGAAATAAGCTCGAATCCGTTTGCACGTCCATAGTTTTCTGCCTGTTGAGCCAGAACATCTATTTCGCTCATTATGCCAGCCGCAAGCCATATTTGCAGGGCTTTTTTGCCCAACATATTCGAGCTATTTGCGACCAAAACAGAATTTTCTGACTCAAACAATATGTAATTCTGCTGCCTGACTTGTTCCCACGGAATAGGGGCAATGGATTCATTTACCAGCGGCTCCAATAAATGCCGCCATTTGTCGATCACAGAATGGCCCCCGCCTCGTAAACAATATCAGTAGATACCCACCGCACATCAATCCCAGAGGCCGCGCATTTAATCTGCGGTGCGCCGTAATACCCAACACCTGATACGCCCTGCCAGTCTTGGTAAATGTCAAAGTCAGATGACCATATTGCAGCATCCCATACCGACGTATCCCAAACCCCATAACTCACCGGGGTAAAACTGAATGGGGATGTGTCTGCCTGTAAATTGAAGTCCGTATTCATGGAGCCCATTACTGAGGGTCTGCCATTTGCTCGAATAATTGGACGGTTCATAGTCCAGCGTTTCAGGTTGCCTGGGTTTCCATAGGTCGAAAATGCCTGAATGCAAGTCCCCACGATATTGGAGTCGTGGTCGATAAACCCATTCCACGCCTTGCCTACAAACCCGTTCCCGCCGAAATATGGTTGATCGCCGTACAGTTCCCAACAGTTAGAAGCCCATCCGGTGAACTTGCACCATGACTGGCTGATGGTGTTCATAACGTACTGCTCTTGCGAAGTCCCCTCGGATGCCGGGACGTTCAAAATCAGCATGTTTTCCGGCGCGTAATACAGGATTGACCAACCGAAGTTAGTACCGTAAGAACTCACCGCAGAGGATATTGCGAATTGAATCTTGTCCGTCAGTGCAACCCTAGGGTTTACCCTAGAAGACTGCAAAGCCCCGGCGAGAGGTACTAAGCCATCCTGGGAGATGTAAAGCAGGTCACCGCCGAATTTATACAGGCAGCGCTCACCAACAGGCGAACCCAGCGCCCAAACGCCCTTCAGCGCCCACGTTGTCGCACTAGAGGGGTCAGTGCCTTGGTACACGATAACTTCGCCCTGAGAGGTCACAATCACGTAGTAATCATCCACCCCCGTACCAGCGTCAATCGTCCAAGTCGCATGGGCCACGATATACCCACCTTTTTGAGCCACGGCTGAAACATCTACCGCAGCCGCTGCACCACCTACGGACAAGGCAGGGAGATACCACGTTTTTAGGGTGTTTTTACCAATGAACCAAACCCGGCTCTTGAACACTATTGGGCTTGTCAGTCCGGTAGTCGTCACGCCTGTAATGGCGGGAACCGATACCCCGTCGATCAGCGTCCATGTTGCCCCGTCGTAGAGCATGGGCTTGTCAACCCCGTTGGCAGTGTAGAGAAAATTCCCGCCTGCTGTTGCGACATTCGTATATTGCCAGCGTGAGTTAGTCTTACCCGTGGCCACCGCCGCACCCACTGCGCCGGGGTTGCTTACATCGTAGAAACTCCCACCAGCCACGGCGAATAGCTTTTCGCTTGTTCCCGCTGCATAGTTCATCAGGCTCTCAGCTTGCCCCGTGAATCCTGTCGCGTATTGCGTGTAACCTTTTCGCAACATGCATTCAGTGGTCAGTGGAAACCAGTTCTCCATTACCGCCGCGTCAGTGGGTTTCATGGCTGCGAGTGAATCACGCGCATTCCACCCGCCTACAGGGGAGGGGAGGGATACGGAATTGGATACCGCTTGCCGTGCGCCTTTGGTGCGTGCTGCTGTGCGCATTAGACGTTCCAGCTACCTGACGGCACGACGATGCCAGGGAAAATGTCGTACTTAGTGTTGGACAGACTGAGCCAGTCTTTAGAGCCATCCTTGCCCATCGCATCCATACACCTGCGTTCGTAGGTGTTGAAGTCTTCGGCGTACTCAAAACCCTTGAGTTTTTTCCAGCGCCAGATTGTCCCTAGAACTAGGAGATTCCATTCCAAGCGGGTCAAGTCTGCGTCATTGCCCCATTCTTCGCGGCCTGTAGCTCCAGTGGAATCGGTGCACCAATTACGGGTTGTGTACTCAAAATAGCAGTCCTGCCCCGCGCTTGGGACGGGGTACATGTAAAGACTGCCACCTTTTACCCGGAAGTTTGACCACGGGCCATTGATTGCGAATGCTTTGTTTTGCTGCCAGCCTTGGGCAGACTTCGGGCCGTACACCGGGCGACGGAGTGAGCGATTCCAGATCGTGTCGTTGATGATGTAGCCAAGGCCGGGGGCGATGGTTTCCATTGCGCCCTGATTCTCTACCGCGAGAGTGGTAAACGTGGCCTCAGTTTGCAGTCCAGTCCATTCGTGACGTGCGGCGAGTTCCTGCCCTTCTTCATTGCATAGCGCCAGAATCGTCGTGATCTGGGTATCTGTGTTGCCTACTGCTTGGTTTGGGATTGCCAGCGATAAACGCCCACAGATTGCTTGAACGATAGAAAGGCAGTTTGCCATTTATTTACTCCACAGATTGCGCCTCGGTCGTTTCAGACTCGACTACTTTAGGCTTGCGCCCACGTTTAACCTGTAGAGGTTCGGCCTCATTATCGCCTAATTGCTCCAACTTTGAAAGACGCTCGGTCAGCATGGCGAGTTGCTTTTTCAACATCTCATTTTCCACGGATGCAGAGTCTTTGCCCTTCACCCACTCTTGCGCCTTTTGCTTGAGTTCACGGCCACCCATGCCATAGGCTCGCATTGCTTCCTCGGTCATTCCTGCAACGTCCTCGATTGTCAACACGCGCATGGCAATGAAGTTCTCAGCTTGTGCGGGGGACAACACGGGCCATTCTTTAACGGATGTGCCGTCCAGGGGTGCGTCTTGACCGTCTTGGAAGGCTTTGTATTTGGCATGGAAGCTATCAACCCACTCTTGCGGGTATGCGTCAGCCGCGCCGTTGATAACCTTCAGTTTCAGCATTGCAAGCCAATCGGTGGCTACTCGCTCTACTTGGTCTTTGGAGCCGGGTTGCATGACGAAGGCGTAGTCAACGTCTTTTGTCACTCTGCGGCCAAGTTCCTCGGTGCGCTTTTTGTCGGGCACTGCGATGCGTTTGAACTCTACGAAAGGGGGACGGGCTGTGCGGATTTCCATACTTACTCCTGTTTAGGGGTTTCATTGCGGTATGCACTGAATAATGCACACTGGAATGAAAAGGGGCCGAAGCCCCTCTCGTGGTTAGACGATCTGACCTTGAGCGCAAGGGTTGTTGATAATCGCAGCGCCGTAGCCAGTGTAAGTACCTGTCAAGGTAATCGAACCGGATGCGGTTGCGTTCTTATCGCCCGTGGTGCCGATAGCAGAACCCGTGTAGATGGTGCGGCCATCGGGGTCAAGAGCAGCTACCACGGTGCTAGCTGGGATGCCAGTGCCGGACAGTGCCATGCCGATGAAGAAACCATCGTAACCGGATGCGCAGACAACTTTGCCAGAACCCAGCACAGTCGCAGCGGTAACGGTTTTAGTGCCCGTTGCGGCGATGCGGTTGCGAGTGCCTAGCAGTTGTTTGCCGTTTGCCAAAGTTCCGGCGATACCAGCCGCTGCCACTGCTACGGCTGTATCAGCCGCTACGGTTGCATTGGTCTTGTAAACTGCCAAACCTTCAGTTTGCACCCAGCCGTAAGAGCCGGAGGCAATAGGGGTCATTGCTACGCCAAAGGCGAAACCTTGACCAGCGGTAGAAGGCAACAGAGCGCCTTCATAGAGTTCAGACCACATCACCAGCGAACACTTGAGGATAGCGGCGGCTGATTTGAGTTAGCTAAACTTGCCTG